TTCAGGTCGCCTTCAGCATTCGCCTGCAGTTGAGATTTCAGCGTGCTGATTTCATCGGTAAGCGGCTTCAGTGCCAGATTCACTGCGGCAGTAATAGCATCGGAGTTAATCTGAGCATGGCCCGGGTCGCCGCCGCCATCTTTCTTCTGCATCTGCTGGTTGTAGGCATCCCAGACCTGATCGTCGGTCAGCCCGTCGGTTTTAACGCCTGCGGCATTGAGCGCGGCGATCATCTTCTCTTTCATCGGGTTTGTTTCTCCGTTGGTTTTGACTTCGTACTCAGTTGGTTTGCGCACGACTTCTACTGGATCGCCGACAAGCGTTACGACTTTGTCAGAGATGAGGTACTTCTGGTCGAAGAGCTTCGGTTTGACGTTTTCGCCATCCTCTTCGTAAACGAAATGGTCAGGCCAGACGCTGACGACGTAGCGCCACTTTTTGTCGTCCTGCTTGATGGACATGCGCAGCGCCTGGTAGATGTCGTCGAAGGACATCTCTAACGCGTTGCTGATGAAGAACTTCACTTTGTTCCACCAGCCGTCTTTCATGCTGTTGGCTGCATCGATGAGGCTCGTCGATTCAACATCAGCCTCTTGCCCGTCAGAGTTGACGAACATGCCGACACCTTCATCCGGCGTGCCGGCACCGGGCTCGTCGAGCAGGATCGCGATGTGGTCGAACTGCATGTTGTGAGCGACCCAGGAGTATTTCTTCTGCTTCGACTCACCTGCCTTTTGCTCTTTGTTCAGCAGCAGACCGGTAGAGACATGAATCGGGTCGGCGTTATTGCCAGAAATCATGTCGTCCAGGCGCTGAATAAGGCGCTTACCGTCAGGCTTGGTGTCTGCCACAGCCTTATTGACGTAAACGTCCATCACGACCTTGTCGTTGGCCTTGCTGACGTTCTGAGCCCATGCCCCTGCGTAGTAATCGTTGACCGCCTGAGGGTCGTTGGCGCTCACGTATTTGCCGTTCACCATCGGGTGGCCGATCGGCATTAACTTGCGCTCCATCGTCTGGTAGCTGTTGTTAATCTCCTCAGCCGGGTACAGCCCGCCATTCATCACGATGTCATCGACGATAGGAACCGCACCACGAATGACGTAGTGTTCCTGGCCGTTGATAGTAGTCGTTGAGATATTGGAGGCGTTGATGGCGAGGGATTTAACGTGGATGCTGGATAGCTTCACGTTGCGTCCTCTGATTTTTAGGCTGCTTTAGCCCATTGTTTACGTTCGGCTGCCAGCTTATCAGCCAGCCCTTCATTGAAAATACTGCCGTCGTCGTTGAGCAGCACCGGAATCTGGGAGCAATAACAATGATATTTGTTACCATCTACTGCATACCAGTCGCGCACCTCTTGCACGGTTCTGACCTTTCCATGCCAGAATGCGTGCGTTGTCCTGGTGGTAGGCTTCAGCGCAGAAAGATGGAGAAGACCAGTGTTCAGCCCGAGCCTCTCGGAAGCCCAGTCCGTTTCATTCCATTGAGCTTCACGCAGCGCTCCGACCTGCTCAGTCTGAGCGATGTTTTTTGCCTTCGACATCGACACATCGAGACGCTTGCTGATGACGCTGGCTGTCTCGCGAGGATTTACCCCTCGCGCTACCGCATCGGTGATGATGTTGGTCAGGTCGCCGCGGGCTGTATCACTGATGACCTTCCAGTCACTAAACGTTGTCAGTCTTGCCGCCGATATCTGGTTAAGATAACCGGGACTGCTTAAAAGCTGCTGCAGCGTCGTCTGACTGGCGTACACCTGCGACTGCTGCGAGAGATTGTTGAAGGCCTCCAGTGTGCCGCGCTGCGCTTCTGCAACGACGTAATCCATCGCCCACAGGTTCTGCTCGCCACCATCCAGCAGGTAATCGTCGAGAATGCCCTGCACCGCCTCAAGCAGGTCCGCCAGTTCCTGCGCCGACATGTCGTAGATGAACTTGCCAGCATTGACCTGGTAGAGCCGCATGTCCGCGCCGTTGTCGTGGCAAAGGAAGTTCCAGTTATGGCTGTTACCTTCACGCTCTCGCCCGATCAGGCGCTGGTCAAGCAGGGCTTTCAGCGCCAACTTTATCGCGTAATACCGATCCTCAATGTCGCGCTCCATCTTGCTGACGGACTTGCGCGACATTGTGGGGTCAACTTTCGACCGTGGTATCACCGGACTTTTCGGCTTCTGACTGAGGGTCGGCCAGAGGATCAGGTTTTGGTTTGTTGCCATCAGGTGGAACCTCATCATCAAGCTCAGGCAGTGGCTGCAGTTCGCCAGCAGCGCGGATTTCGTTCTCTTCGATAGCCGAGCGTCCAAACGCGTTTGTCGACTTAACGGCCACGTCGGCGAGCTTGTCCATGTTGGCAATCTTCTCTGCCTGGCTCGGCGCCAGCAGATCAGACCAACCTACGGTAATTTCTTCATTCTGAGCCGGTGGAATAATGCCAAGCGTCCAGAAGCGTGAAACCACATCCGTGATTACGTCGGTCAGGAAGCCTTTTCGGCGGCTCATCCTTGTGCGCCCCCAGCCCTTTGCATCCTCAGTGCTGGCGCGCTCACCCGTCTGCATCCCAACGAGCTCTTTCACAGGGATAGGAACGGTCGCGCAGAACTCGCTCAGCGCGGTACGCCATGTCGGCTCTGGGTCAGCTGCCGCAACACTCAACACCTCAGCGGTACCAGCCTGCATAAAGCTGGCGCTGTCGGTGCTGTCATTAAGACGTCGAACCTGCTGATCAAGCGCTTCAGCAAGCTGCCCCTCAGCAACGCCAAGGGCTTTGGCAAGTGCGGAGAAGTTCGTCTTCTCACTGAACGAGTAGTTGAGCTGGCGACTGGCGTTCTTCAGGAAGCCTTCAGACGCGCCACCGCTAACCTTCTCGATGTCCAGCAGTTTGTTGAAGCCAGCCTCAAGGAGAGACTTACCTGACGTCATCACGCCATCATCAGATCCCTCGGCCAGGATGATTACGCGATCCGGGTGCACGTTGATTATTCGGCCTGGTCTGGCCTCAAAGTTTCCGTCAACCGGCAATTCGGTAAACGAATACATGGTCACTTCGCCGAACGTTTCACTGTCAGGGTTATCGTCCCAGTTAACCGGGTCGATTTGCGCTTCCCATGCAGGAATCAACTTAACGAGTGCCTTTTCCTCCTGACGGCCAACCACCACCTTATCAACTGGCTCCCACCAGTTTTTATTGTCCCGTAATTGCAGCAGGATCGCAGAGTAACGCCCAACCATGTTACGGCGGTCTGAGCCTTTAATCTGTTCCCAGCAGCGCTTCAGAAGTTTATTGACGCGCTTATCCCACGCCGTTTGCTTCGACGCATCCTTTGTCTGGTCGCCTTCGTAAATATCAGGGTAGTCTTCCCAGCACCCGTCAAGCATCCGCGTCACGGCAGCACCGGCCACGGCATTACGCCTGTACGCCCGGTAAAAATCATCAAACGTGAGGTGCAGCGGGTAACCGAACTCCTGATAGAGCCGCTGGCGTTTGGTATTACTGGTGCCGTTAAACAGCATTGAGAGGTTTTTATTCCGCTCCCTCTCAACACTGGAGTTACTGGCGCGCTGTTGTTTCATTTCGCTTTCGGTCACGATGTCCTCCGTCAGCGCGATCGCACCAACATGCCGGTGATTTTTTGTGGTGAATGCAGTACGCGATAACGTGTTCCATCCCAGTCGTGGTCTTCTTGCTGGGTGTCGACGTCATCAGGGTTTTTATCGTCACGAACAAGCACCGGAATGCGGCTTATCCAGCCACGGCAATAGTCAAAAACGTAGAATGCTGGCTTCTCAGGCATACCTGATTCCAGCTTCACGCCTTCAACCACCGCTTCGAGCATATCCGCAAAAAGAGATGCGCCGTTGATGCGGGAGCCAGGCTTTTTATCAGCTGGCAACCAGTTAACGCCCTGCGCTTCCATCTTCTGAGCGATCGATAACTCGTTATCGCCGGTGTTGAATATCGCCCCGTCAGCTGGTCCGGGGATCACTTCGCTACAGATGCCCGGCATAATGTGAAGCTGGCCCTGCGTGACACCGTCGATTTGAATCTCTTCCGGCTCGTCGGCTTCTTCGCCCACCAGCCGTTTGTCAATCCACGCCACGCCTTTCGCGACGTTGGTGGATGACATATTCAGGCCTTTGTTCAGCTCTTCAGGCGGGCAGCCGTACCATTCGCCGATCAGGATTATCGAACCTGCTGGCGGGCAGAACTGTCGACCATCTGGCAGCTCGGCGGCAGTGCCATCAGCCTGCGCCCACCAGAGGTTAGAGAACGGCTTCGACTCGCCCCAGTCATGGGAGCGGTCGACAGTCCAGCTATCCGGTATGCGGAACGGCTTAATTACGTGCAGCGCTTCATTCCACAGGTGGTCAAAGCGGCCGCCACTGGTCACATCCCATGAGCCCTCTACCCACGCTTTGCGACGGTTAGGGTCTTTGATGGCCATCAGGGTCGCAATGTACTGCGGGTCGAGGTAAGGGTTCTCTTTGAACGATCCGTGGATGGCCACGCGGGTCAGCGTGATTTCCTCTTCTCGTTCTGTCTGAGGGTTGAACACCATTTGCCGGTCGCGCTGCACGGTTCCGCGCGGCGCTGGCTCAATGAAGCGCTTCTTCACCCAGGTATGCCCGATGCCAAACGGGTTGGTAGTGCTGAACGTTTCCAGCGGGATAGGCCTCAGTAACTTGCCATTCTCCAGCGGGTAGTTTTCCGGCCTGAACGATGAGCGGCGGCAGGAGAACATCATTTCGTAGAACTCTGGAGACTGCTGTTTCGTCAGCTCGTTAAAGCCAATGAACGGGAATTCCTGACCGTGGAAATCCCAGTAGTCGTCTGCCTCTTTGCCGAAGCGAAAGAGAAGCTCCTCTCCTGTTGGCCACACCCATCGCAATTCGCTCGCAGATGACAAATAGCGCGCACCGTCATTGAACAGGCGAAACATACGCTTCGACTGAGTGATGATGTCGGCAAGGTTCTTATATTCGGTGTCGAAGATGACGCCGCGCCAGAACGAGCCATAGCCCACTCCGACATTACGCCGGAACCTGGCTAACTGCGCAGCGGTTTTACCAGGGCCACGAGTGCCCTCGAACAGGATTTCGTTACACGGGCAGCTCAGCGCCAGAGACTGAGATCCAGGCAGTGGCTTCCATACAGCGTTGTAATTCATCCACCGAGCACCCCGCCCTGTTGTTTCTGCGCCGCCGCTTCCCAGTCATCCACGCTGTCACTGGTTGGTACCAGCATGACGTTATGGGTGACCTCTTTCGTTTCAGCCTTGTTCTCGATGCTGTACGCCTCACGCTCGAGGCCGATAAGCGTCTTCAGGCTGTCGCTCAGGTCTTTCATGGATTTAACGCGGGAAGGCAGGCTGATTATTTTGTGGTAGAGATCGTTGAGCTTATCCTGACCTTTGTCGTCCTCACGGCGCATAAGGTCGCCGAGCATTTCAAGCGCGGCCACATCGCCACACTCACCGGCCAGCTCATCGAATAGCATGTTTGTCAGTTCACGAGCCCGGCGGATGTCTCCCCGGTGCTCCATGCGTACCGTGGCAATCACCTCAGCGGTCGCCTCTATCAGTACGCGTTCGGTCAAAGTGCTTTCGTTGCGTACCTGTTTGCGTACCTCCTGTTTGCGTACCAGATCGTCAGCCTTTTGCTGAATCTTCGCATTGAGGTCGCGCGACCAGTCGTCACGCTTGGCACGCTTACGGATAGCGCCTTCGCTGATACCGTGCTGTGATGCTATTTCTCGGAGGGACATCACTCCGGCCCGGTACGCCGTCTCGATGGCCTCCCAGTCCGGTTTGCTCATTCGTTACTCCGTTTCTTGTTCTGCTGGCTGCTCTACAGGCTCAAACAGGAAGTCATCAATGCTGTCCTGGCTGAAGTAGCGCCATTTGCCGTCATCCATTGCCAGCGCGACAAAACCATTGACGATTTCTGGCTGGCTTCTGGTCATGAGCCCGGTGAAGGACTCTTTGGATTTTTTGGTGATTGTGATTCTGTAAACGGTAGCCATTTCGTTCTCCACGTGTCGCAGCTGCTGCCCTGCTTCTCAGAAGTGCTTAGCCACTTACGGCTTACCCGTCAGCAAGATGTGATCACCATCCTTGCGGGGTTACACAGATCATTATCGAAGCCCCTCGGTGAAGAGCTTCTGTAATGTCATTCAGCCTTTACAGCTTCGATGCTGAAGCCGTGAATGATGCTGAGGGGTACACCGTGGGCGTCCAGGCCATTTTTAATAATCAGCACTCCATCGCGAATGTCTGGCTCATTGCTGCTCTGCCAGCCGACCTGCTCAGGTGCCTTTCCTGAATCGTGCCCCTCCTTGGTCAGGAG